CTGTCAATGTATCATCTTCTGATGGACGGACAGACTTTAATACAAGCTCGGTATCGTTTGCCCCGTTCCAAAATGTATAATGCATTGAACTATTAAGCCAATCTTTATCGTCTTTTTCATCGTCAGGCTTTCCATAAAGATTAGAAAGTTTTTCTTTTAAATCCGATTCCATTTGGTCAATATTTACTGGATAAAATTCATATTGAGCACCATATAAGGAACTGTCTCCATCGGCGTGTGTAATTACTCCGTTAACTGGGACATAAGCAAGATAAACCTGTATCTGTTCAGGAGTATATCCAGCAACATCAACATCATTATTTAGGGAAGAACCGATTATATTGATATCATTATACTTAAAGTCTATTCCCTGATAATCTCCGTAAATAATATCATCAATAGATTTTGTTTGATAGTCTTCACCGGCTATTTTCATCAAGTTAAATTCTCCAAGAGTATTATCAACATCGGTGTAATTAGTACCCCATGGTATATCCCTGAAAGTAATTTCTTTGTCTGTCTGAGCAGATACGGGTGTAACAACAGATAAAGAAGCTGCAAGCGTTGCAACAAAGAATAATTTCTTTTTCATAAAAACCCTCCTTTAAATTATAATATACACGGATAATACGACATAAAATGCAAAATTTCTCTTTGAATAAAAAAATATAAAAGAGAAATACTATCAATATGAAAATATTACTCGCAGATATCATGTACAATAAGAATGTATCAGCACGGCAGCTGGCCTCTATGACCGGGATCTCAAAATCCACGATCAATAACATTGCCAATGAAGTCCATTCGCCAACAATGGACAATATGGAACGTCTGGCAACAGTACTGAGAGTACGGATCTCTGATTTATATGATTCTCCGTACAAGTAAAAAGTGTCCAGAATTCTGGACGATTCCTCCGACTATGGCGAAATTTGTCGAAAAAGCACGTATCATAAGTACAAGAAGCAGTTGAGCACAATATATCGTACTCAAATTTCTTGCAAAGAACGTATGTTTGGTGTATATTAAAACAAACAAACGTTCGATAAACGCAGAACGGAGGGATACATATGAAAATGGATGACTACAAAAAGAAAATCATGGATCTTATCAATGAAATCGAAGATACACCTACATTAAGGAAGATATATCTGATCCTGATAGCCATTACGGGAGCTGACCAATAAGGTTGGCTCCTTTTATTTTAATCCAAGACATTCTTTCATAAATTCTTCAATATGCTTTAACTTTTCCGGAGAAGCCTCTGCGATAGCATTAAGCATATTTCTTGCCATCTGATTTTCAGTCTTGCTCAGTTTACCCAGATTAAGGGCATAGCGATCATCTTCACTGACTTTAGTGAACATATTATCTTCGCCACCCTCACCAGTACGGAGCCAAACTTCGTTTACATGAAACTCCCGGCAGATAGAGAGTAGATTCGCCTCGGTAAGCTCATTTCTTCCGTTTTCAATAAGACTTAACCCGCTTTTTTTTAATCCTATTTTTGCTCCGAAAGCTTCAAGGGTTAACTCTTTTTTCTTACGAACTGCTTTAACACGTTCGCCCTGTGTCATTTTCACACCTCCTTTATTTGATAAATCAAGAATACCACTCAAGACGTATAAAGTCAATAGAAAAAGTTTGCAAAACAAACAAAAAGGCGTTGACAAAGTTTGTTTAATGAAGTAATATATTTGTAGAGCAAACAAGAAAGCGAGGTGAGAACAGTAGAAGAGAAGGAAGACGTATATAAAGAAGCAAGAGCAACGAGCGAGACAATCTATCAGAATATGACAGAAAGTGAAAGAAATGCGCTTATTGCTTATACAGCAGGAATGGAAACGCATTCCAATGATAATATCAAGAAATTGCGAAAAACACAGGTATTCCTGCTGTTTGTTTCAGTTCTGACTTTGATATTGATGCTGGTTATTTTAGCAGCGATATTATTGCACAGATAGTGGAAATTCCAGCAAATATTGTGTTGATGATCAGTAAACCTTTGACCCAAAACCAGTCAATACGTTGTTCTTTTTTTAACTGATTGTCGCGTTCAATAGCTGGAACAACATATTTTTCGTAAGCCTTTGAATTTCGAAATTCTTTCAAATCTTCAGGTGTCATATTCTTGAGAATTTCTGGATTAGGAAAATCATCTGGAATTGGCGGCGGGAAATATGCCATGAAAATCAGTTCTCCTTTCATATGTACTCAGCATGGCAGTGCCTGTACTTAAAGAATAGGAGAAGAAACACGAAAAGTCAAATGTGGGTCACGTTGGAACGTGGTTAACAGTTACATGAGCTTTACAGCTCTTTCACCATACAAGCGGATAACGTAGAGAAGTCACCGCCTGTATAAGTGAAATATTCAAGCTTGTATCCAAACCTTTCATATTTTTTAATCAGTACACTGGAATGTACTGTTTTATAAAGCTTTATAGTATCACCTCCCTCCCAAGAGGCGATTCGTGACCCACAAAACCAATTATAACACAGAGGAAAAATAGAAAGAGGTGAAATATTATGGCAAAAATCCCAGAAATCAATCTTACAGACAACGTAGCAGAAAACATTGTAAAAATGGCTCCATATCTCGACGAAAAGAGCCAGCACATTGTATTCGGAATGATGTTGGAAGCAGTAAGAAGCCTGGAAGATGTTGAGGCCCGTAAGGCCGGATAGGAGAAAAAGAATGTGGATTTCCAGAAAGAGATTCAGAAACTTAGAGAAAAGAATTGCTGACCTCGAAACGGTAGTTCGAAGCCAGCGAAAAGAAATTACTTCTTATCGGAAAGGCCGCCCAAAATCAGATGTAATTCGGGACGTGATTCAGGAAGCGAATACTTTTCCGGAGAAACCACTCCGAGTAAACATAGCGCGTCCAACAATACTTGAACAGATGTTTGAACAGAAACAGTAACAGTGTTTTTACACATTTTTAAACACATTTCTTGTGGATTGTCAAAAGAAACATCTTCAAGTATTTTACGCAGACTATTTTCCAGATTTTCGTCTAAGATTTTTTCGACATCTTCAGAGATAATCTGGATTAATTCTTCACGAGTCATATGTACATTTCCTTTCTTCGATACTCGGCATGGCAGTGCCTGTAAGAAAAGAATAGGAGAGAAACAGTAGAAAGTCAATATTTACGTCAGATCAGAAGGAATCTGAGGCCCGCAAGGCAGGATAGGAGGAAATTATGGTACCTAAATTAATGATTGCAACGGTTGGAGTAGGAACTTATGTTTTCCTGGACGGGAGATGCATCAGTGCTGGAGTTACTGACTTGAAATATTCTGCATTAGATGAAAAAGAGAAGCTTCGCCCGACTTTGGAAATGAAAATTGATGTCAATAATTTTTCCTTTAAAGAAGGAATAAGTATCGAGGAATTCTTGAAGGAGAGCACAGAGCTTAAGAAAATGTTCCAGCAGTCCGATCCGAAGAAAGAACTGCTGGAACCGAAAGAAGAAGTTTAATCTTCGTCTTTCAGGACATCAAGGTTAATGGTTATAGTGCCGAGGACATTCCGGAAATCATCTTTCCAAGATACATATCCCTTAGCCATCAATTCTTCAAGTGCAGCTGAGTGGTTAGGAACATCCATGTATTCAATAAAATCGAAAGAATTGACACCGGTTGATTTATACAGCTCGGCAAGGTGCTCCATAAAATTCATGGAATCTGGACTTAACATATATACATCTCCTTCCGTATGTACTCGGGTGTGTCAGCACCCTGTATATACAGAATAGGAGTGTACTGTTGAAAACACAAGAAAAAGCGTTCGACAAAGTAGTGAAAATTCTATAAACACAAGGTTGGAGGTGAACAGAAATGAGTTTTTCCGAGAAATTAAAAGAAACTATGCAGGATCTTGACCTTAATCAGAAACAGGTTGTAGGTATGACAGGAAAAAGTAAAGGCTCCATAAGTCAGTACCTGTCAGGAAAACAGATCCCATCAGAAAAAGTCCAGAGCGATATAGCTATATCCCTGGGACTTAATCCAGATTATTTCAAAAACGAAGAGAATCCGGTGCCATTCCGCATCCCCCGAAAAGGAACTATCCCGCGGTTGGACGTTGTGAAAGCCGCACAACTGCTGGGAATGAATCACGATACCGTAAGAAAAGGCTTACAGCAGGGCGTATTCCCGTGGGGCTATGCAATACATACATCAGAAAACAGATGGACGTATTTCATTAACGCAAAGAGATTCGTGGAGATTGAAAGGATTGATAGGTAAGGAAACCATGAAACGAGATGCGATCATATCCCTTTTTATCGCGCTCCCGACAGCAAACCTTCCGTTCTGGAACTGGAGAAGTCCGGCAGAGATGATTCTGATGGCTGGACTGTTCTGGCAGGTGGCGTTTGTGGCCGTGGTCGGGACGGGATATCAGAAAAGAAGATAAAAAATGCCAGCACATTGCACTGTGCTGGCAAAGGGAAAAATCCCCAGATGTAAACGTTCAATAACATCATAGCATCTGGGCGGATAACAGTCAAGCAGCACGGGCGAAAACCCGTATTTATTTTTGGGGTATGAGTCCCCTTACAGGCTTGATAAGGAGTATTAGAGATAGGACCAGGTGAGATATGAGATATGCGTATGTAAGGCACTTATGGGACTGTGGGGAATCCATGGAGATAGAGGAAAAACACACAGGACGGTATGGAGCCAGAGGACAGAAGAGGGAGAAGAGAAAGAAGGCTTCTCCGGAGGATATCAAAAGGCAGAACAAGTGGAAGCGAGAGCGGGACCTGAGAAGGCTGATCAAGTGGAACTTTGAAAAATATGACCACTGGATGACGATCACATACCGGAAAGGGGACCGACCTGCATGGGAACAGATGAAAAAGGATGTGACGGATCTGATCAAGAAAGTAAGGAAAAGATATCGGAAGCTTGGAAAAGAACTGAAGTACATATACCGCCTGCAGATCGGAAAGAGGGGAGGACCCCATGTCCACATCCTGGTGAACCGGATCCAGGCAGAAAATACAGGCACAGACATGATATTTACGGAGCTGTGGACCAAAGGACATATCAATATCCGTTCTGTCAATGATACCGTAGGATTTGCGGATCTGGCGGAATATATAGCTAAGCCGCTGGAAGAATGGGAACCGGAAGGGGTGAAACGATATCATCCTTCAAGAAACCTGGTCCGCAAAGAACCAAAACAGAAGGTGATCAGCCGTAGAAGTCTGGTGGACAAGTATGGACACATGATCTATCCCAAAGCCCCAAAGGGGTACTACATAGATCCGGAATCCGTACATATGGGGATCAATCCGGTTACAGGGTTCCCGTACCGGCACTATACCTGCATAAAACTGCAGATCTGAGGTGAGAGAAATGTGGAAGGTAGACGTATATCTGGAAACGGACAGAAAAGTACAGAAGAATACAGAAAGAAGATGCGGATACGTCCTTGAGACGATTTGCGCCGGCGCAACCAGGACAGTGGAAGGATTCAGCTGTATTTCCGGAACTTACCACAGCGCAAACCTTCAGAACCTTGTGGCTGCATTATCCAGGATCACGAAAACAAGCAGGATCTGCGTGCATACGGAAGATGCCTACGTAGCGGCCCACATTGCAAAGATTTCGGAGATGGCAGAAACGGGATGGAAGGATTCCAAAGGAAATCATATCCGAAACGCGGATCTTTGGATAGAAATCTGGGAATTGATGGAAAAACACCATCTGGAAATGACAGCAAAGACTGATAAACACAGTTACTCCGGCTGGCTCCGGGAACAGATGACAATGGGCAGATGTGAAAAAGGCGCGGAAAAACAAACCGAGCGAAAAGTAATGCAGCAGATGTCAGGATACCATTATTAAACAGGGAGGAAAAATGGGACAAAGTAAATGTGATGAAATAGATGAATGTCTTGAGGCCTTGGAAACTTATGTCTGTGATAACTTGTGCTGCCACAGACAGGAGGATCTGTCACAGGAAGAACTGGACTGGTTCTGTTATCACTGTAAATTACAGCACTTGACAGATAAAGCCCGGGAAGAATGCATGAAGTGAATGAAAGGAGAAGATGTAAATGTTCGAAAAATTTGGAGAGATGAGTAGCTGCAGGGAGATCAATGAGCTTGCAGAGAACTTGCTGAACGAGGGAGATTTTCAGAGCCTGAAAGTGATGGCAGAAGAGAACGGCATCCCGGAAGATTACGTTGAGATGTACCAGTCTGGTGATATCCCGTATCTTTGCGACGCGGTGACTGCCGCAATGGGGAAACTGGATGTGGAGTGTGGATCCCTGAAGCTGGCCGGTCTGATGAACGACTGGGTGGAATATATCCGTGGGCTCTGTATGGAAGATGAGATGGTCGCACACCAGGTCCGGAAGAAAGGAAAGAGCCTGAAACAGTGTATCGCTGAGCTTTTGAAGTATGCCTTTAAGAACCAGGTACCTGTGGACAAGGATATCATAAAGGCTGCAGGAGTCAACGCCGGAAGAGTAACTTTCGGAGATCCGGACATGGGTACCGCAAAAAAACTGATCCGTGATTACTATCTGGGAGGCAGCAGGAAATGAAGAAAAAGGAGATAGAAAAGATCCCATTCCGGGGCGGTGTCAGGGTAGACAAACAGTATCGTAACACAGCAGTTGCATTTTTTCAGGATCTCCGTGGAGAGAGCCATCTGTTTGTTGAAGTTTACGAAAACAAAAAACGGGAGCTGCAGACCCCGTGGATTCGGATGGTGTTTACCCAGAAGGACTGGGGCTTGTATTATCCGGATGCAGGCGTCTGGTCGGCAGCAGGGCTGGATGAAGAAAGGGAAAAGATCGGCAGTAACTGCAAAAAAAGAGACAACAAGTGTTATATGGCTAGGCCCCAGGGAGATATGGTGTGGAAGTTTACTGGAAATACGTGGGAACGGAAATACACCACCTGGGTAGGTGCCCTGCAGAGTCTGATCCACAACATTAAAGCACAAAGAGTCCGGAAAAGGGAAGACAAACGTGCGGACAGGCTTAAAGAACGGGAACAGAACACCCCGCCGCTTCCGAAAGGACTGGAAGACTGGGCGAAAAAAACAGGCATCGGAACAGAACACTTCCTGTACTACAAGCGTCATGGAAGATATGCGGATATAGCCTGCTCTGCATGCGGACAGGTGACGGAGGCAGCGGTCAGAAGCAAAGACACCTACGAGGGACAGTTTGAAAAGATAATCCCGGTCCCGCAACATGATTCGGTGGGAATGTGCCCTCATTGTGGTGCTACAGGGGTGTATAAAGCCCAGGGAAAGACCAAAGGAGTATGGGGGCATGGGATGAACTGCTTTATTGCACAGAGATATAAGGATGATGGAGCAGTGATCAGATATGTGGAGATAGAAAAAACATACAGACTGGATACTTTCCTGGATGAAAAAGAGATCATGATAGGCGCAGGCGAAAAGATGATCATAACTGAGATCGCAAGGACTTACCTGGAAAAAGGAAAAAGGCCACAGACAGATTATCATAAATTTAGTTCTTACTCCGGAGAATTCTGGGATGACTGCAATTTGTGCGGAATGAACAGCATTTCGATCAAAGCAGCAAAGATATATCCGGAAAGCTACAAAGAACTCCGGACCACATTCCTGAGATATTCGGCAGCGGAGATGTATGGAAAACATAAAATCATGTACAACCTGAAAGAATACCTCGAAAGATATATCCAATGGCCGCAGATAGAGATGCTTGTGAAAATGGGATTATATCATATAGCGGAATCCATAGTAGCGTGCTACTGCGGGATTATTGCAGATCAGGATGCCATAAAGCCGGAATGCTTTCTTGGGGTCTACAAAAGAAGGCTCAGGGATCTGAAGACCTTGCAGGGGAATCTGGATTATCTGAAAATGTGGCAGATGGAGAAGCGGATGGGACTCCACCTGACAGTACAGGAAAGCGTATTTCTTGCGGAAAGTCAGGTACGGCAGAACGATCTGGAAGAAATATTGAAATATACCACAGTAGCAAAGTTCATGCACAGGATAGAGCAGTATTCCGGGTGTGAGATCCCGGATACTATGCAGGAACCCATGTGCGGAAGGACGGCAGGTGCCGTAAGCGGTGTAACCCGCGCTTATGTGGATTATCTGCATATGCGGATACAGAGAGGGTATGATCTGCATAACCAGATTTTCCTTTTTCCGAGAGATCTGAGGCTTGCCCATGACCAGATGGTCGTTGAGACAAATGCGGAAGAGATCCGCAAGAGAGAACAGACAGTAAGCGAGAAGTATCCGGACATCCGAAAGAACTACAGGAGTCTGAGGAACCAATATTTTTACGAAGACGAGGATTATCTGATCCGGCCGGCAAGATCAGCAGAAGAGATCGTTGCAGAAGGAAGGATCCTCCATCATTGCGTCGGCGGGGACAGCTATCTGAATAAGCATAACACCGGCCGGAGCACGATCCTTTTCCTGCGTTCAAAGTCAGCGCCGGAAACACCGTATATCACAATAGAGATCTGCGGGACGAAGATCCTGCAGTGGTATGGGATCCGGGATACAAAGCCAGATGAAATTAGGATAGAAAGGCATCTGAGAAGATACATAAAAGCATTAAAGGAAAAAGATCAGATAACGTCAGTGACTGCATAAGGAGGAAAGCATGGAATATGTACAGCTGAGCATGGATGAATACATCCAGAGTAAAAACGACATCAAAAATAATCTTGGGGGTATCGTAAAGAGTTTTGTCCGGATCGGATGGCAGCTGACCAGGATCGACCGGTCAGGCGCTTATAAAAATGACGGATACAGCAGCATAGCCGAATTTGCGGCAGCAGAATATGGGATGAACAGGACCGGTGTCAGCCGTTTTATGAACGTATATGAAACATATTCTGCAGATGGAGATACACCGGAGCTGAAAGAACAGTACCGGGAATTTAAGTTCTCGCAGCTGACCGAACTCCTGCAGGTCCAGGAAGCAGACCGGCAGATGTTCACGCCGGAAGTAAAGAGGGAGGATATCAGAGAATTCCAAAGATTCGAAAAAGAAAATGAAGCAGATCCGGCCCGGCTGCTTGACTGGAAGGATGCCAAAAGTCCGGAAGAAAAGCTGAAAGCAACGATACAGGAGTTTTGCAGGGAGAATAAAAAAATCCTCAACGCAGTGTACAGCTCAATTATGGAACCAAAAGACCTGGCAGAGATGATCAGCCCGTCCGGCAGCAGGAGTTACCGGAAAGGCACTGTGTATCTGATGTTTTACGAGGAAACAAAAGGGATCATGGTCAAGGTGTTCGGAGAGACGCCGGTGGATATCACATATCGATATTTCATCGATGTTGTGCATAGCCTGTTCGATGAGTACGATGCAGGGGCCCATACCTGGGAGAAATGCTTCGGGGTACTGCCGGACGAGGGAACAACAGCCCAGAAGCAGGAAGAACCTGTGGAACCGAAAATGCCAGAGCATAGCGGTAAAAACATCGGGAATGTACATGAGGATATTTCGGCGGAGAAGGTGATGGAAAAACCAGAGATTGCGCCGGCGCAACAGGAAGAACAGATCCCTGGACAGGACAGTATCGATCAGCATCCGGAATATATGCCGGAACCGGTGCAAGAACCAGATATCCCGAAGAAACCAGAAGATTCTGTACCGGGGATCCATAAAGAAGAACAGAAGTCCGACCCAGTACCGGAAAACAATGAAACTATTCCGGAAGCTATTCCGGAAAAAGCAATAACCCGGAAAGAATATCTTGAAACGCTCACATTATACGGCTGGGCGGATTACGTGGCAGCAGCAATGCGGACCTTTGGAAGCATACCATTCTCCAGGTTACGAGAGATCAGCTTCTGGGAAGAATGGCTGTGTGGAAAAGTGGACAAAAAAGGACGTCCATGGATTGAGTAAAGGGTGTTTTTGAAAATCCAAATATATCACAACTACATAAGGGGAGGCCCCGACCTCCCCGGAAAGGGGCAGAAATGTTATTTCCAAAACAGAAAAGTAAGAAAAAGAGAATGCGCCATCCGGCCAGCATCCTTCACAATAAAAACAGCAGGACCTGTTATCTCTGTGTAACACTCCATGACAACTGGAGCGAACACAGGATCCTGGACGAGCACCATATATTCGGAGGGCCGAACCGGAAGAACTCCGAGGAATATGGCCTGAAAGTATACTTGTGTCATGACCATCACATCTACGGTCCGGAAGCAGTGCACAATAACGCCCGGATCCGCCATGAATTACAGCGGACAGCACAGAGACTATTTGAAAAGCAGCACAGTCACAAAGAATTTATGGAGATATTCGGCCGGAACTATCTGGATCCGGTAGAGAAAGGAAAAAATGATGGGAAACACATGTAAAACCTGTATCAACAACGACGATGGCCTCTGTGATCGCAGAGGAATCCTTGTAGAAGATGAAGATTTCTGTGAACATCACTGGCCAGCAGGGAAAAAGGTCAAAATAAAAAAACATGAGAAGAAACTGGATATTACACCAGAGCTGGCTATAGCAGCCTATAACACACTGATCCAGTTTTGCAGAAGCCAGCCGGCCAGTGAGGATGGTACCTGCAATAGATGCGTTTTATATCAGAATTGTCCTGGTACATCAGATCTTTTGCCGGAAGACTGGAAGGAGATAAAGAAAACATGAGATTCTGTTTAATAGTAATTTCGTATGTCATGTTAGGATGGTTTGCGGTTAGAGGAAACATAATGTGGACAATAGTAATGAGCACATTAATTATTACAACATATCTGGAAGGAAGAGATGATTGAATGAGTTATAAGAACAACGAAGGCTATCCGGATCCGACAGCCGGTAAGGCAGTCCGGGCAGCAGGCCGGATGCCGACACACATTTACAATGTCAGTTGCGCGTTAAATGCTGTAGCAGGGCTCCATGGACTTGAAATCATGGGCCTGAGAGATAAGAAAACAGGAAAAGAGTGGCCACAGAGGGGGGGTGAGTAGTATGTGGGTAATATTTCTTGGTTCCGGCATGGTGTTCGGAATCGCAGCCCTGGTGCTGGCCTGGATTGGAAGCAGAGTGATCCTGTCAATCAGGCGGCAGCAGAAGAAGTTTGAGATTGAAGATGAAACATACAACAAGGTAAAAGAAGCTATCAAAGAAAAGGAGAACAGAAATGAAAAATAAGATTATTATCGGGATCGTGGCGGCAGTAGCAGTTCTTGGAGGAGGATACACTGTATCAAGAATGGATTTTATCGGTACTGGTAAAGTTGGTATCGTCTATAACTACAAAGACGGAGTACAGGATACAGTACTCACTCCGGGAATGCATTTTATTGCACCGATGAACAAGGTAAAGGAATTCAGCACCAGTAACGAAATTCTGGTTCTTACAAAAGATAAGAGAGAAGGTAGTAAAGAAGATGATTCCTTCAAGGTGGCCACATCAGATGATGCCAGTATTGCAGTATCTTTCCAGATGAGTTACCGATACGATCCGGATACAGTGATTGATACATACAAGCGATTCAAAGGAATGGACGGAGAAGATATTATCGAAAACCGTGTCAAAACTGTTTTGAAGTCAAAGATTTCTGAGGTTACAACCGATTATTCCATGATGGACATCTATTCCGGAAACAGATCCGAACTGAACAATGCCATCACGGAATATCTTAACAAGGATTTTCACAAAAAATACGGCATTGAAGTCCTGGATGCTTCTATCGTAGACGTTCATCCGGATAAAAAGCTGAAACAGGCTATTGATAACAGAGTGACAGCTTTACAGGAGAAACAGCAGGCCCAGGCAGAACAGGAAAAGGTAAAAGTCCAGAAGGAAACAGAAAAGCTCCAGGCGGAAGCAGATGCTCAGATCGAACTAACCAAGGCAGAGGCGGATGCAAAGAAAGCCAAGGTCAAAGCAGCAGCCGAAGCCGAGAATACAAAGACCAAAGCAAAAGCTCAGGCAGAGGCAAATAAAGAACTCAGTGCATCCATTACAGATGAGCTGATCAAGATGAAAGAAGCAGAAGCACATTATAAAAATGGCTGGGTTACAGTACAGGGAGCGGATGCTGTGATTGCGGATAAATAAAAGAAATACAGAAAAAGCCGGGAACATTACGCTCCCGGCTAAAAGCATCAGAAAGGGGAGGATACCGATGGAAACAGAAATCCAGAAAGAAAATGAAGAAAAGAAGGAATACCTGAGATCTTACCGGAGGGCAGTAAAAAGAGAAAAAGATATCCTTGACGAGATCCAGAGACTGAGGTCAGACAAGATGTTTCCTTCCATAGCCAATGACGGGATGCCAAAAGGCAGCAGTCAGTCCGATCTGTCAGACTACATAGCTATCCTGGATGAACAGATCGAGCTCCTGAAGGCAGAACGACTGGAAAAGGCCAGATGTTATCAGAAGATAGAGAGACAGATTAAACAGATGGAGAACGAAGACGAGCAGGAAGTTCTGAGACTGAGATACATAACAGGACTGAAATGGGAGGAAGTGGCTTTACGAATGAATTACACCTGGAGATGGATACATAAAATCCATGGCCGGGCATTACAAAATTTCAAAATCTGAAAGAGTACATGGAAATACACTATTTGTTTATGATATCATTACAATGGATTTCAAAAAGAACAGATGGAATCCTCCTTTTATGAGCGCACTGTCAGGAAGCAGACCTGGCAGCAGTGGGGCGTAGCTTAGCGGCAGAGCAACTGGCTTATATCCAGCGCGCGGCGGTTCGATTCCGTTCGCCCCAATCGGGCAAGCCCATGCCCGTAGCAATAAGCTCTTACTTGCAGAAAGGCATCTGCCAGCAGTTAGGTGCCTTTTAGTATGCAATTTTTCGTACAGCGTGCACGGCACCAGCACAAATACGTTTCCATACGGCGTATGCGTGTTAACACTCCTTCAGTGGTAGCAATCGGTTATCGCTTATGGTGCCGGCAGGACTGTGATTTATCATATAAAAATAAACGGGAGGTAGTGAGATTGGCCAGAGCCCCAGATAAGAGAATAGAACAGGCAAGACAACTGTACTTGCAAGGCGAGAAACTGGTCGAAATCGCAAGTCGGTTAAATCTTCCCGAAGGCACTGTTCGAAGGTGGAAATGTACCCATAAATGGGATAACGAACGTTCGGATAAAAATAGCGAACGTTCGGATAAGAAAAAAACAAAAAAAAGGAAGCCGTCTGAAAGAGAAGTTGAGCAGGTGATAGAAAACCCTGAATTGACCGATAAACAGCGGCTTTTTTGTGTTTATTACATTCGAAGTTTCAATGCTGTAAAAGCGTATCAGAAAGCATATGGATGCAATTATGAAGCGGCAATGAGAAGCGGCAGCAGGATGTTGAGAAATGTTGAGGTAAAAGAAGAAATTATACGATTAAAACAGGAACGCCTTAATAGAGAATTTCTATCCGAAGCAGACATATTCCAGAAGTACATGGATATTGCATTTTCAGACATCACAGATTATGTAAAATTCGGAACAGAGGAAGCACCTGTAATGGCTATGTACGGACCGGTACAGATTAAAGATCCACAGACCGGGGAAAAGAAGCCGCTTACCGAAACCGTAAATATAATCCATTTCCGGGATTCCTCAGAGGTGGATGGGACTATCATAAGTGAAGTAAAGCACGGAAAGAATGGTTCCAGCATCAAACTTGCGGATAGAATGAAAGCTCTACAGTGGTTATCTGATCACATGGACCTGGGAACTGAGGAACAGAAGGCGAAAGTCGCACAGATGAAAGCTCAGACCGATAAGCTCACTGGCAATAACCAGGAAATTGAAGACTTAGGTGATATAGAGGGTGAGATCTATGGCGCCAACGAATAATTTCACCAGTAAGAAAACCATTCTTTTCCACTTTTCGGAAAAACATAAAGAATATATCCGCAAATGCCGGGAATGCTCCTACAACGTGGCAGAGGGGGCTGTTCGTGCAGGCAAAACAGTTGATAATGTTTTTGCTTTTGCACATGAGTTGAAAACCACGCCTGACAAGATTCACCTGGCAACGGGATCTACAATGGCAAATGCGAAAATGAACATTGGTGACTGTAATGGGATGGGACTTGAGTGGATCTTTCGTGGTCAGAGCCATTGGGGAAAATACAAAGGTAATGAAGCGCTATTTATCAAAGGACCAGCAACCCATAACAGGCAGAAGATTGTAATTTTCGCAGGCGGAGCCAAGGAAGACAGCTACAAAAAAATCCGTGGTAACTCCTATGGTATGTGGATTGCTACTGAGATCAACCTTCACCATGATAATACTATCAAAGAGGCCTTTAACCGCCAGCTGGCAGCCAAGCGGCTGAAAGTATTCTGGGACCTTAACCCAGATAATCCAAGAGCGCCTATTTATTCAGAGTATATTGACAGGTACCAAAGGCAGCAGGAAGAAGGTGCTTTTCCGGGCGGATACAATTATATGCATTGTACCATCTATGACAATATCAACATCACAGAAGAGCGCCTTCACGAGATTGAAAGCCGCTATGATGTTAACTCGATTTGGTATATGCGTGATATCAAGGGAATGCGTGTTGTGGCAAATGGCTTGATTTATCGCAGATTTGCGGACGATATCAGCACAAAGAAATTTGGCTTTGCCATGAAGGAAAAGCCCATGAACATCATGGAAATCAATCTTGGCATTGACTTTGGGGGATCCGGTTCCGGACATTCTTTTACAGCCACAGCGATTACAAGGGGGTTCCAGAAAGTCGTACCTTTGGCATCTGAATGGATTAGCTGTAAGGATGAGAGCGGAAATCCAATAGAAATTGATCCGGATATGCTCGGTAAGATGTTCTGCAACTTTTGCCAGAGGATATTGAGCCGATATGGCTTTATCACAGTAGTTTATGCAGATAGCGCAGAACAGACATTGATCGCTGGTATAAGAAGCAGTTTAAAGAAGAATGGACTTGGATGGATCAGAGTAGAGAATGCGTTGAAAACGGAGATTAATGACCGTATTAATGCCACTTCAATATTGATGGCACAGGGACGCTTTGCTTACATGGACGGAGAGTGCGACAGTCTTGTTACGGCCTTATGCACAGCGGTTTGGGACCCAAAAGAACTGACGAAGAATGTCAGACTTGATGATGGAACCAGTGATATTGATTCACTGGATAGTTTTGAATATACATTTGAGCGGCTGATCAGCCAGCTCATCAGGTACGGGTGATTAATATGAATTATACGAATATGTATCAGGCATTGCGTAAGATCCTGGACAAGGATGAGCAGATTGATTATGCAATGAGTGGGAAAACGGCGGCACATATAGAACGATGGTCCGCATTATATGAAGATAAAGCGCCATGGCTGGATTCTGAAACAGAGAGTTCGGGGCTTGCGGCATCAGTGGCGGGGGAAATTGCCAGGTTGACAGTCTTGGAGCTGAAAAGTGAAGTATCTGGGAGTGCTAAAGCTTCATATATCGACAAAGTATACCAGAAAGTAATTAAGAATTTGCGGACCCAGGTCGAGTATGCGAATGCAAAAGGCAGTTTGATTTTCAAGCCTTATGTAACTTCAAAAGGCATTTCTATTCAGTACATACAGGCAGATAATTTCTTCCCTTTGGAATTCGATACAGAAACAATCACAAAGTGCGCTTTTCTGGATCAGTTCCGTAGGGACAATGAGATATACAGTAGAATAGAAATCCATACTTTAAGAGATGGACTTTTGAACATCCGCAACAGAGCGTTTGTTTCCAGAACGGAGGGATTGATCGGTACAGAGATTCCGGTTAATTCAGTACTGAAATGGTCTGAACTTGCACAGGAAATTACATTTTCCGGAACAGATAAGCTTCCATTTGGATATTTCAAGATACCTTTGGGGAATAACGAGGATTCTAAAAGCCCTTTGGGAACTTCAGTCTTCTCAAGAGCTGCGAAGCATATTAAAGAAGCCGACAAAAGATATTCTCAAATTAACTGGGAATATGAAAGCAAAGAATCCGCAGTGCATATTGCACAAAGCCTGCTTGGAACAAATCAGAGTACTGGAGAGCCAGTATACCCGGCCGGTAAGAAGAGATTGTACCGAACGGTAGAATACAATCCCGGAGCTACGGATAAGCCATTTATGGACACTTTTTCACCGGAAATCAGAGATGAATCATATTTTAATGGCTGGAACCATTTGGCACGAATGATCGAATTTGACTGTAATTTGGCCTATGGAACAATTTCAGACCCAAATAATACAGACAAGACAGCAGAGGAAATAAAAGCCAGCAAGCAGCGGTCATATTCTTTTGTACAGAGTTGCCAGACAGCCCTACAGCATGCGCTGGAAGATTTAGTGGATGCAATTTCGTTTTGGTGTGATATATACCATCTCTGTCCTTCTGGGACTTACCAAGTATCATTTGACTGGGACGATTCCATTGTAACGGATGTGGAATCAGAACGACAGTCAGATAGGCAGGATGTTGCTATGGGTGCGATGCCACTCTGGGAATACCGTGCAAAATGGTATGGAGAGACAGAAGAACAGGCAAAGGCAGCAGTCCAGCGGCCGGAAGATTGAATGACGCAGGGCGAGATTGAAAAACTCACAGTGAAAGTCAGTAATATTTTCTCAGAACTGGAAATCCGGCTCATGACGGATATTGTCCGCAGGATCAAAGAAAACGGCTTTGCAAGTGCTTCGGTAGACTGGCAGATCAGTAGACTTCAACAATTAGGAATGGCAGAAGAAGATATCCGTAAATGGATTCAAAATGCTTTGCAGGCAACTGACGCGGAAATGAACCGGATATTTTCAGATGAGGTATACAAACAGTACTATGAACAGGAGCATTTTTTTAAATTTGCTGGAATGCAGCAGGTACCATTTGAAGAAAATATTGCCCTTCAGCAGTTGATCGAAGCGATCAAGAAGCAGCTTCAGGGAGAATACCGAAATCTGACTGGCTCTATGGGATTTGCTATCCGCAATCCGGCAACGGGTAGAATACAGTCTTCACCACTGATGGATTATTACAGATCCACGATGGACCAGGCTGTCGTAGATATCAAATCGGGAGCATTTGATTATAACACTGTACTTAAGCGTACCGTGAATCAGATGACCGCATCAGGGCTGCGGTACATAGAATATGATTTCGGGCATCGGGATAGGATCGATGTGGCGGCTAGGAGAGCAATTCTCACAGGTTTCCGGCAGGTACAAGGTCAAATCATGGAGCAAGTAGCGGATCAGTTGGGGACGGATACCTATGAGGTAAGTTATCACGTAGGGGCCAGACCAACACATCAGCCATGGCAGGGTAAGGTTTGGACGTGGCAAGAGCTTGTTTCTATATGTGGCCTTGGTGAGGTGACAGGCCTGAAAGGAGCAAACTGCTATCATGATTACAGGCCGTTTCCACTAGGATCGGTAAGGACTTACACAGATGAACAACTGGCACAGATGAACAGGGAAGAAAATACCCCGAAAAGATACGGCGACAAGCAGTATACCATTTATGAAGCCTTGCAACAGCAGAGAAAAATGGAACGGGCCATGCGTGCCCAGCGCCAGAAGATTAAACTTCTTCAGGAAGGCGGAGCGGATCCAAATGATATCATCCTTGCAAAAGCAAAATATCAAGGACAAATGCAGACTTACAAAGATTTTTCTGAGAAAATGAAGCTTCCAGAACAGAAAGAAAGGATCATGCAGGATGGCTTGCGAGGCAGATTCATGCCGACTAAGGCCGAACTCAGAAAAATAAATCAGCCGACATTGAAAAATGCAGCAGGCCAGGATATAATCGAAGTTAAGAGAATTACTTTAACTGGAACGCCGAATAGTATCACTCAGTTAACTGGTAAGAAAGGCGGAATCGAGAGAAACTATTACGATGAGAATGGCAGACAGTATAAGCAGATTAGCAATCACAATCACGGAAACCCTAAACAGCATTCATATGGAGTAAACGGGGAGCATGCACATGATTACAGTTATTCTGACGATGGAAAAGTAAAGCGAACAACCAGGGAAATGACTGTGGAGGAGAGAAGGGAGAATGAGGATATATTATGACTGTGAAAGACTTAAGGGATAGGATTAACAGCATATGTACACATGTTCTGTTTGACTATAATGGGAAAGAATGTGGCGTGGATCCGTTTAATGAGAAACACTTTGATATGTGGTGCGGAGATGATTTCATGGAAGCACATAGTATTGATGAAGTGATGAAAGTTCCATTCTTCGAAGGAAAAGCTCTGGAGGATATTGCGGGCCAGCTGGAGAATGTGGAAGGAATGTAAATATGCACGATCCTGATTCATGATTGTAAGCAGATATGCTTAAATTGCCCAAATCATGGTGAGAAGTGAAAATGTTGAGCTATAACCATCGGTTAGAATGACCGGTGGTCTTTTTATACTCTTTTTAAGAAAGCGAGGAGAAAACATGAAGTACAGAAAGAAATTGGTAGTTATTGATGCGTTCAAGTATGAGGGAGATTTAAAAAAATTCAGACGGGCAATATTGCGTTCCAGACTGGGCGGCGGCAGCGTTTGAATCAGGAATTATGCATCATTATTCGCCGTATAAATGTCCGGATGATACGGCCCTTGAGCTGTTCATTGATACTTTAGAGGGGACACATCATGTGTCTATAGGAGATTATATTATCCAGGGAGTCAATGGTGAACTGTATCCTTGCAAATCGGATATTTTTGAAAAGACGTATGAAAAAGTGAAAGAGTAGCACTGTTGTTGCGCCGGCGCAACAGAGATGTGAGTTGGAACAGCTCGGAGCTATCCGTTAAATAGCAGATAGGCACGCAGAGAAATCTGGGTGCTATTTTTATGTTTTCGCCAGCTGATCAGGCGTAAAACAGTCGGAAATCCGTGGCTCACACACGTAAACCAAGAGTAGAAAGAAAGGAAAAGAAAATGAAAAGAGAAGATTTAACTGCACAGGGACTTACAGCGGAACAGGTTGAATTTGTTATGTCGGAATATGGGAAGGAAGTAAATCCTTTGAAAGCAGAAAGGGATTCCTATAAAACTCAGCTTGACACAGCTCAGGCATCTCTGAAAGCGATGGAAGGAGTTGACGCTGCAGAGCTGCAGAGAAAGATCACTGATCTTACTACTCAGTTACAGGGTAAAGATACTGAAATCGAGAAGATCAAAACAGACTATGCTTTTGAAACATCGGTAAAGGATGCCATCAGAAAAGCTTCCGGAAGGAATGAAAAGGCAATTATGGCACTTCTGGACGTAGAAACATTAAAAGCGTCCAAGAACCAGGCGCAGGACATTGAAGCAGCAATTACAGCCTTGAAAAAAGACAATGATTATCTTTTTCAGACAACAACACAGGTTCCGCGCGTGGTATCTTCCACTACGGGAATCAATAATGAAGCACAGACTAAAAAAGAGCAGGCAAATGAAGCACTCAGAAGCTTACTCGGAAAAGGAGAATAAAGAATGCCAGTAAATATTACAAACAGAGCGGATGCAGAGGCGATTATCCGCGAACAGATCGTATCCAGCATTTTTCAGGATGCACCGAAAAATTCCGTATTTATGGGAATGGCAAGAAAACTTCCTAATATGACATCTAACCAGACCAGAATCCGTGTACTGGATTTCCTGCCAACTGCTTACTGGGTAGATGGTGATACAGGTATGAAACAGACTACCAGACAGGCATGGGATAATGTATATCTGAATGCAGGAGAGCTGGCAGTTATCGTGCCGATTCCGGATGCGGTACTTTCAGATGCAGAGTTTGACATCTTCGGAGAAATTACTCCACGTATCATGGAAGCAATCGGTCAGAAGGTAGATGCTGCTGTTATTTTTGGAGATAATCGTCCGAGAGAGTGGCAGGCAGATATCGTCACCCTGGCAAGACAGGCAGGAAATAATGTTTCCCCATCTGCAGGAAAAGATTATTATGATCTGATCCTTGGTGAGAATGGAGTATTTGCAAAAGTCGAGAATGATGGTTATGGAGTTTCCGGAGCCCTTGCGCCGATGAATTTTAAATCAAAACTTCGTGGCCTGCGTGATACCACAGGCCAGCCTATCTTCAAAAACAATATGCAGGATGTAGCAAGATATACTCTGGATGGCGCACCAATGACATTCCCTGAAAACGGCGGTTTCCATCCGGAGATTGCACAGCTGGTGGTCGGCGATTTCAGCCAGGCAGTATATTCTATCCGACAGGATGTTACAGTAAAAATTCTGGATCAGGGAGTTATCCAGGACCCGAACACAAAAGAAATCATGTACAACCTGGCACAGCAGGATATGACAGCACTTCGTGTAGTGTTCCGTATGGGATGGGCAGTTCCGAACCCGGCTACAAGAATGAACGAAGATCGTACTGGATGTGCGTTTGCTTATCTTGAGCCAGGAACTCCAGCTACCGCTCAGAAAGTTACTTTTACTGTAACTGATGGAAGTAAGGCATGTGAGAAAGCGCGCGTTAATGTTGATGGAGCAATTCTTGTTACAGACGGAAATGGAAAAGCCGAGTTTAATCTGCGTGCTGGTACATATACCGCAAAAATTACAAAGAAAGGGCATATCTCCGTGACAGAAACGTTTGTTGTAGAAAAAACGGCTGTAACCAAAGACATTATTCTTACAGCACAGGCCTAAAGGAGCGTACTTGAATGTATGTAAATTACGGATATTATGAATCCAAATATCTTTGCGACAGGGAACCGGTAGTACCGGAGGATGATTTCCGTTTTTGGGAAAGACAGGCAGCGAGAGTGGTGGATCAGTGTACATTTGGTCGTCTGTTTTCGAATTCAGACCTTGTAACGAATGATGTGAAAGAATGTGTGTGTGAACTTACTGAACTTTTATATCAGGCAGATAAAGCCGCACAGCAGGCAGCAGCACAGGGAGGCATGTTACAGTCATACTCAAACGATGGAGAATCCGGTACTTTTGACTTGTCGCAGTCTACTTTTACAGAAGATGGAAAAGTGAAAAAAACCAGGGAAATTATCCACCGGTATCTTGGAAATACAGGGCTTTTATATCGGGGAGTGTGATCATGAACCAGAATTACATTCATGTTATTACACTGTATAACAGGATTCAGGCAGCAGACAGCGAAGATAAAAAGGAGCACTGGAAACGGACAGTGCTCCTTAACTGCTTCTGGAAGGCACAGGTAAATACCGGATTTAACGGTACACAGGCGAGCGTACAGAATACCTACGTGACCAGGATTCCGGAGGATGAGAGATATCTTCCATATGCGGAGTATATCAAGAATCCAGAAGGATACTTTACAGTATCCCAGGGGGATATCGTGATCTATGGCGAATGTACAGAAGAAATCACAGGAGCATCTGGACAGACAGCGGCGCAGATCCTGAACCATCACAAACCGAACGCTTTTAAGGTAACCGCATTTTCCGATAATACAAAATTTCCTATAGCGAAGCATTACCGTCTGGGAGGATAAAGTATGAAAGTAAAATTTGACTGGAAGAAACCTCCTAAAGCCCTTGCAAAAGAAAAAGTTTGCGGAAGGGAAAACATGCTGTTTCTGGCAAACCAGGCAGCGAAATTCATGGATCCATATGTCCCGGCAGACAATCTGGTGCTTGCACAGAATATTTTTATTACCGCGGACGATGACTGCGGCCACATTATATATAACAGCCCTTATGCTCATTACCAGTGGGAAGGCGAACTGTATGGTCCGAATTATCCGATTACGGATGGAGGAGAAGTAGTTGGCTTCTGGTCACCGCCGCATAAGACACCAACAGGAAAAAGTTTAAAATACAGTACATTCCGGCATCCTTTAGCAACATCGCACTGGGATAAGGCAATGATGGTGGCGAGAGGATCTGATCTGGCAAAAGCTTATGAGAATCATCTGAAAGGAAAAGTATAATGACAAAACACGAAGCGGTAAAAAAATATTTTGAACCAAAAGTAGAAGAACTGGCCGGAACCCTGTTGAATTTTAACTTTTCTCCAGAAGCGCCGGACAGCATTTCCCTGATCACAAATTATTCAGATAAGGTCAGAAAGAAATACATCACCGGGAAAGTGCAGAAAGAATACGGCTTTTCTATTATTATCGTGAAATCATATTCCTCTGAACTGGATGATCTAAATCTTGAAGCTATGAATTTTGCTCAGGCGTTTATGGACTGGCTGGATGAACAGAACGACAAGAGAGAATATCCGGATCTGGGAGAAAATTGTACGGTTGAAAAAATAGAAAACCTTCAGAACATGCCGAACTTATCCGGCGTGAACTATGAAGAAGGTCTGGCGCGTTACATGATACAGGCGAGAATTATTTACACAGAAAGGAAGTCTAAAACATGAAATTAGAGAGAGAAGCACTGAGACATTATCTTGATTCCAGTTTTAAAGGAGAAATGAAATCTGCGGTCTGGGAAGTTCTCGGAGACGATATCGAAGACATGTCCGTAGATCTGAATCCGGATACAGAGCAGAAGACCAACATCCTTGGCAAAACAAAAGTAACTGACAAGGGATATGAACCGTCTATGAGCGCAGATCCTTATTACGCAGATCCGTCCAAGAAAATTTATCCGAAGATCCGGGAGATTGCAATGGACCGCCTGAAGGGAGATAAATGCAAAACACTGATGCTGGAAGTTATCGTGGAAGATACCAGCGCTGCAAAACATCTTGCTTATGTGCAGGAAGTCCTTGTAAAACCGCAGTCCTATGGCGGAGATACAGAAGGTGTAGGATTCCCGTTTAATGTGCTCGAAGACGGGGCAAGAACTAAGGGATATGTTACTTCTGAATCCTTAAAAACAGATTCTCCGGTATTTACTGAGGGTGCAATCGAGTAACTTACATAAAACACAATAGGGGTGTCAGAAATGGCACCCCATACTTTTTTTATGCCCAAAATTAAGGAGGAACGGAATGGGAGCATTAGATACGCAAAAAAAAACAAATGAGATTGTGATTGATGATGGTAGTAAAACCTATGAAATCAAGAACCGGCAGGGAAAGAAACTGGCAGAATTCTGTTTCCGCCCAGCGGATACAAATATCCTTACCAGATATGAAAACGTGAAAAAGTTCTTCGATGAGTTCAGGATCCAGGAAGATGATGATATTACGGAATGTCAGAAAAAAGTGATCGAACAGATGGATTATCTGGTAGACGCAGACACCGGAAATACATTCTTTTCGATCATGGGACCCTTTTCACCGATGCCGGACGGATCTCTGTTTTGCGAAGTATGCCTGGACACAGTGTGTGGAGTGATCAGCAAAGAGTTCGATGTACGCCTGGAGAAGGTGAACAGCCGTGTAAACAAATACACAGCAAAATACCATACTTCTTACACGAAGAAGAAACGCCGCCATGGATGACCTGTGGAGTCTTCCTAAAGCAATCGAGCTAGGTGGAGAAGAATGCGATATCCGTACGGATTTCAGGGCGATTCTGGACATCTTAAAGGCTATGGCTGATCCAGAGCTGTCAGATCAGGAAAAGTCGAGGGTAATGCTTGAAATTTTGTACTGGAATCCGGAAGAAATCCCGGTGGATCTCCTTGAAGAAGCAATTGAAAAAGGAAAAGCATTTATTGATTGCGGGATCACAGGTGAAGGCAAAAGCAAGGTCAGATTAATGGACTGGGAACAGGATTCTCCAATCATTGCGCCGGCGGTCAATAAAAATGTTGGACGGGATATTCGTTCTTTGAAATACATGCACTGGTGGACCTTCCTGGGAGCTTACATGGAAATCCAGGATGGACTATTCAGCCAGGTATTGTATATCCGCCAGAAGAAGGCAAAAGGAAAGAAACTGGAAAAATGGGAAATGGAGTTTTACCGGAATAATAAGAAACTGATCGACTTGGAACAGACAACAAAGAAGCGGTCAGCAGAGGAAGAAGCAGCTTTAAACGAGCTGTTTGGAATTAAGAAGTAGTGAGGTGTTTGCGTGGCAGATGGAACATTAATAATTGATGCAGAATCAAATACAGACGGCGTAGAAGTCGGGATGAGGGACATCGAAGCTTCCGTAAAGCGCATGGCATCCACAGTCGGGAATGTTAGTGAAAAAACAAGGATTGCGATTAAGAAACAGGCAGATGCAGTTTTGAAGCTGAATAATCAGTGCAGCCAGCAGGAGAAAAAGGTAGAATCCCTGAAACAGAGGCTGAAAGAACTTTCTGATCAGAAGATTAAAACAGATACATATAAACAATTGGAAAGAGAAATTGAGAATGTTTACGAGAAATCAGCTAAGGTAGAGGCAGAATTAAACGGGTGGAGAAATTTAGGTGTTCCGGAAAATTCCAGCGGATTCAAAGCGAAGGAAAAAGAACTTCAGGAAATTTGGGATGTGATGGATAAACTTGAAGAAAAACAGAAAAAAATGAGGGAATCCGGTACCGCTTATGTTGATCCTCGAAGCCTATCCGAATATCAGAAGACAGCCTCGAAGCTCGCCACAGAAGAAATGCGGATGGATGATATGAACAACCGCCTGTCAACTTCTTTCGATTCTGTTAAGGAAAAAGTACGGGAATGCGGAGACGCAATGAACGGGCTTAAAAGCAAGGAACCTATACTGAAAAAGCTGCAGAAAGCGCTTGAAAGGCTTTCTCCGGAACTTGCCAAAAAGGGATTCCGACAGCTGGGATCCAGCATACAGGGACTAGCTCGAAATGTAGAAAATCTTTGCATGAAGATGCTGAAATTATCGGCAAGTTCTATTGCCGGCGGTATCCGGAAGATTTCTGCCGGTATCTTCGGCATCCACAAATCGGCCGATAAGAGCACAACTTCAGTTGGTACGATGACCAAGGCTGTAAAGGCTCTGCTGAAGTATGGAATTGGTATCCGTGCTTTAAACCTGCTGATGGGTAGGCTACGAAGTGCAGCAGTCGAAGGTTTCCAGAATCTTGCGCAGTACAGCGGCACGACAAATAACAGTATATCTATGCTGATGTCGTCCCTTACACAGTTAAAAAATGCTCTTGCGGCAGCATTCAATCCAATCCTGACGGTGGTTGCACCGATCCTGGCGAAATTCATCAATCTACTTTCCCAGGCGTTGACGTACGTGGGAATGTTTTTTGCGGCCCTGACAGGCCAGAAGACCTTTACAAAGGCAACGTCCGTCCAGCAGAACTATGCGGACAGTCTGGATAAAACAGCTGACAGCGCAAAAAAAGCAACGAAGGCTCTGAAAGGCTATCTCAGTCCAATCGATGAGATCAATAATTATGACAGTGGTAATGATGATTCTTCGACAGATGGAACTGGCGGCGGTGGTTATTCAAATCCAACTCCAGGACAGATGTTTGAAGAGGTACCGATCAAAAACTCTATCAAGGGCCTTGCGGATAAGATCAAAAAGCTTATTCAGCAGGAGGACTGGGAAGGACTTGGAAAGTTCATGGCTCAGGGCATCAACAAAGGCCTTAAGCATGTGTACAACGCAATCAACTGGAAGAAAGTTGGACCGAAGGTTACAAAATTCTGCAATGCGTTTACAAGAACTTTCAACAGCCTTGTCGACAATATAGATTGGGATCTCTTAGGCCAGACGGTTGGCGCTGGCGTAAATACGATTGTCAACACGCTCAATCTTCTGATCACAGGAATTGACTGGAAAAATCTTGGTAAAAAATTTGCCGAGGGAATCACCGGTTTTGTCCGGGAGGTAAACTGGAAAAATTTAGGAAATCTTCTGGGAAATCAGTTTATGATCTCCTGGGATATCTTCAATGGCATGGTACATAACCTGCCGTATGGGGAAATTGGAAAAGCGTTTGCGGATCTTCTCAATGGCACTTTCGAAAAAGTTTCCTTTGGAGAAATTGCAGACACCCTGGCAACTGGCCTGAATGGTGCTTTCGATTCTTTGTATGAATTCACTACAAATTTTGAGTGGACGGACCTGGTAGACAATATTGCAGATGGCATCAATACATTCATTGGCGAATTCAAATGGGAAGAAAACGGGCAGAAGTTAGAGGCATTTCTGGAAGATCTCTGCTCTTCTCTTGTTGATTTCGCAGAAAAAACGGATTGGGAAGAACTTGGCCGCAACATAGGAGATTTTCTTTCACAGGTAGAATGGAAGAAACATCTGAAACAGGTAATATACGCGATCAGAAAGGCTATAAAAGAGCTTTTTGATGGCTTGGAAGAAGGCGGAACCGCGGGAAAAATTGTAGCATTCTTTGGAAAGGCATTTCTTGCGGTAAAAGTTGCTCATATTCTGGGGATTGATTCTCTTGTAGGCTCGCTTGTTTCTCACATAGGAAGCAAGTTACTTGAAAAAGGAGCGGTTTCTGCTCTGTCAGGGAGTCTGACTGATCTGATAAGCGGAGGGCTTAGCGGAGCAGCTGGAGGTTTTGGATCCCTTGCGGCTTCTATGGCACCGTTGGTAGGTACAGCTGGATTGATTGCAGCAGTGACGGGCGGCGCAGTGCTTCTGACAAAAAAACTTGCCAGCCTGACAGAAGCGGCCCAGGGCGGAAACGGCATTTTTTCTCAGACTGGAGGATATCTGCATGATTACACAGGGGCCATGAGCGAGGCACATGCAATAACTCAGGATCAGGCAGAAGAACTGTGGAAATTGATTGAAGCAGATGAATCTGCAGGGAAAGCAAATAACGAGATGTACGATGACATTATCCAAAAACTTTCAGAATATGGCGTGTCCGCAGATAAAGCTAAAGGGATTCTGGAACAGTACGGAGCACAGGCCGGTGTATCAGCAGACTTCGTGGGAAACATGACAGCAAAGGTAAAGGAGCTTGGAGCTGGCTTTTCAGAAACAACCGGGAAGATTGACACTTCTTCAATCACAACAAAGGAAGCAATTAAGGGTATTCGCGATGTTCTATATGATCTGGGTATAAGTTCAAGCGAATATGCCGGTACGTATCAAGGCGTTTTGAGTGCTTTTAATAATACAAGCGGTGCAGCAACAACAGCACAGGAGGCATTTGACATTGTTTATAACAGCCTGAAGGATGCAGGTGTGCCTTTGGATGAACTGAACAAGGCACTCGCAGAAAAGTTTCCAACCGCAACAGCAACGGCAAAAGCAAGCGTAGATTCAAATATAACTGAAGCTCAGAAAACAGTAAGTAGTTCGACCAGCAAAATGAAATCAGATGCGGAATCAAACCTTGCCGGAGTAAAAAAAGCGGCTGAAGATGCTTCCGATGGTGTAAACACGGCGACTGTGACAAAATGGGGGAACTCAGCAACAGAAGTAAAGAAAAATCTGGATCAGATGAAACAGACTGCAAATCTGAAACTCGGAGAAATGCAGAAGACTGTGGAGAGCCATTTTTCAAGTCAGTACAATACCATGACAAAGAAATGGGAAAAAGCAAGTGAGAAGATCAGCCAGATCATAGTTGATATGAACGGAATGATAAATCGAAAAATGGAAAGCCTGGTTACTTCTATGGAACAGGCCGGAACCAGGATGGGAAACAAGCTGTCTGAAGATTTTTCGACTGGTTCGGCCGGAATTGCCGGAACCCTCAATAATATGATCACAAGGATAAACCAGACGATTAGTAACATTAACGGGGCCATTTCCGATGTAGAACGTGCGTTTTCGTTCTCTTATAATGCAACAGGACCTACCGGTAAGAGCGTTCATTGGAATTCTTCTATGAGCCTTCCACGGGTGAATCCGGTGCCGTTTTTGGCCAGCGGAGCAGTCATCCCGCCGCGTAGCGAGTTTTTGGCAGTCCTTGGCGACCAGAAACAGGGAAACAATATCGAAACTCCGGAAGCATTGCTCCGGAAGATCGTCCGGGAAGAAACACCACAGAGACAGAACGGAAATACGTACAATGTGTCCGTGGAAGCCTCCGGAAGAAGACTGTTGGATATTATTCTTGAAGAAGGAGAATTACGAAGAAGCAGGAACGGTGGGAAAAATCCGTTCAAGCTAGGGGAGGAATGATAAAAAATGGCGGAATGTTTCAAGATCGATGGGGTTGCAATCGCGGCCCCATCCGGATATAAACCGGTATTTTCAACGACATCAACAGAAGACTCTGACAGAGATCAGGAACTTACAATGCACAACACCCCTATGGGAACGATTGCCGGATATGATCTCACCTGGGACGACCTCACTTGGGATGAAATTGCTGTAATTCTTAATTCAATGCTTAATAAGTCTAAATTTTCTGTACATCATAAAGACCCTACGGTACCACATAAGTGGATTGACGCTGACTTTTATGCATCAAATTACAATATGGCGGCGCAGACCTTGGAAGAAGACGAAGAGATATGGACCGATTTAAGTATCAATATAAGGAGAGTGATGAAAATTTGATTGCCGTATCAGAACAACTGAAAAGAGAAACGCAAAGTAACAGACATTATTATGTCACAGCGGATGTTACTTTGACAGACGGAACAAAACTTTCACTCGAAAAAAAAGATTTCTATCTTTCCGGTAATTCATTTGTAGATTCGGCGGATTCCGGAGATTTTCCTGTTGGGATAGCGATTGAAAAAACGGCAAGTCTGTGCCTGGTAAATGATGATGATCGTTTTTCTGATTACCAGTTTAACCGTGCCAGGTTTGCTATTTACGCAAACCTTCAGCTGTCGGATAAATTGGAAACGATAAAAAAGGGAACCTATATCGTTTCGAAAAAGCCAACAACCGGAGCAAAAATAAACCTTACATTGCTGGACCTTATGAGCAAGGCAGATAAGACATATAAAAGTAGTCTTTCGTTCCCGTGTTCGGTAGGAGAAGTACTGAGAGAAGCGTGCCAGCGTTCGGGAATTGCTTTGGGGGATGCGAACTTTACAAATTCGGATTTTAAAGTAAAGAAAAAGCCAACGAGCACAACCTATAGAGCCGTCATTGGCATGGTGGCAGCTCTGGCAGGCGGAAACGCAAGAATTGATGAAAATGATCTACTGAGAATTGTTACATTTAAGGAAATATCTACAACTACTGCGGTGGACCATGAACTTGCAGCAGTGAAAAATGTCAACTATGATCTGGACACAATTACGGTCTCCGGAGTAAAGTGTGATGATACTTTTTACGGAGAAGAAGGATATGTACTTGATCTGAAAGATAATCAGCTTGTGGCCGCAAACAAAAAAGATGCACTTGCAAGAATTGGAAAGATCCTTAACGGATTCACAATCCTTCCGTTCTCTTTAACCAGCATTGCAATAGTTTACGCTACGTTCGGGGACACTGTACAGTTCAAAGACACAAAAGGAAACGCACACGTATCGATAATAACGGATGTAGAATTTGCTTTTAACAAAAATACAGAGTTTTCATGTAAAGCAAAAAGCGTAGAAGAACAGGATCAGAACTATCCTGATGGAACGCAAATAAAAGTAGATCAGTCATTGGCGGAAATCGAGAACAATATATCGGCATATGACACAAAATTAAGTCAGATGAACGAACTGGCAGCGAATGCTCTTGGTTTTTATGCTTCAGAGGAGCAGCAGGAAGATGAATCCGTGATTGTTTACAGACATAATAAACCTCAGCTGTCAGAGAGCACAGTGATTTATAAAACTACGGCAGATGGATTTTTTCTTTCCACGGATAGAGGAAAGACTTGGAAAGCCGGATTTGATAGCAATGGCGATGCAGTATTAAACATTCTGTATGCGATAGGCATCAATGCCGGCTGGATTGAAGCTGATATGATAACAGGAAAGCATATCAATGCGAAAGGCCTTACTGTATCCCAGAAAGACGGTACCAATACGCTTATCATAGATGACGAGGGTAATATAGATGCATCCTTCCGGACATTGAGCATTGCGGGGGCAGCGGCCGCTTCAGAAAACTATGCAGAGGAAAAATCAGCAGCAGCCCTGGAAGCGGCAAAAATCTATGCAGACAGCAAGAGCTCAAACCTTCTCCAAGGCACGGACTTTTCTACAGAAAGCATAAAAACATACTGGAACCTGAGTGGTACAGTAGAACAGTCACAGACGGACCCAAAGGGCGGAAAGAATGCGGTCAGGCTCAGAGGAACGGCAGACGATAATTATCTTGGAGCGAAGTATACAGTTAATAATCCGGTTGCCACTGCTGGGCAGTACGAAATCCGTATTTGGCTGAAAAGTAACACTGCAAGAACAATTACAGTGTCGTTTAACCGCAAAAAATATCAGTGCAATGTCACAACTTCCTGGAAACAGTTCAAATTTGTGATTAAGGTAACAGAGCCAAATACAGAAGGAAAAAATAATTTTGTAATAGGTGGTTGGAGTAGTGTTCCATCCGGGGCAATACTGTATATCTATAACCCACAGGTGTTGTACAGTTACACGGCAGCAGATGTCTTGAACATGCTGACAGACAACGGCGCCATGGATGGAATTTACATGTACAATAACCAGTTGTACGTAAAAGGAAAGTATATCGATGTTGATGATCTGAAAGCAATTGGCGCGAAAATTGGTGGTTTAACAATCGGAAATACAAGCATATACAACGGATGCACCTCTCTGACCTCCACTGCGGCAGGCGTATACCTGGGGACGACAGGCATTATGATCCGTAAGGATGCGGATAACTACATGCGTTATAGCGTTTCTTCTGGACTTACACTTGCTGGAGGAACCATCAATGCGGCAAAAATCAATTCGCCTACGATCAAAATTGGTCGGGCAACCTTATCAGCTCAGGATACAGACAGCGCAATGGTAGTACGAAACGGAATGCATATTTATAATGCAACCAGCGGCGAACTTTTTACCGATGGATCTGGACTTTTTAAAATATTTAACGTAACACATGTAAGTTCGGGAGGGCATCTGGTATTCGGGCCAGACGGAGCGGAAGTATGCTATTTGTCAAGCTCTTCAAAACGTTATAAAGATCATGTGTCCGAGATGACGATTGAAGAAGCGGAAAAAGTGTTAGATATTCCGGTGGTGTGGTTTAAATATAAAAAGGGATACTTAAGAGATGGAGATCCTATGACGGGAAAGCCGATACCGGGATTCTACGCAGAAGACGTACTGGAAAAATTTCCGGCGGGAGCGCAGTTGAAAGATGGGCTTGCAGAGGACTGGAATTATAGAACATTGATTCCTCCAATGCTAATGTTGATTCAAAAATTATACAGAGAGGTTGAGAAAAATGGATAGACCACTTGTTCTTGTAATAGAAGATGCAAAAAGCGTATTAATGAGCACGGTAATTACGATCAAAAACCAGACAGGGCTTCCGTCAACAATTCTTGATGGGATCTTGTCTGGAGTTCTCGCAGATATACGTAAGGATGCCTGTAGCGAAATCGCCATGGCGGCCGCGCAGGAAAAGAAGGAGAAGAAAGAAGGTGAATAAATGCTGATTGCAGAATTCTCCCATAAGGGAGAGGAAATAGAGATTGACGACGAACTCTGGCAGCATGATTATGGACAGAAAATTCAAATTAAAGGACTGGATCTTCCGGAAGTATTTGAGGTCCATTTCGCTTGGAAAGACATTGAGGAGGCGAAAGTAGTTACCGGTTCCACAGTAGACGGAGTATCCACAGTAGATATCCCCAACATCGCTCTGGAACAGAGGAGAATGATCACAGCTTATATCTACCTGTCAGATACTACAGAAGGCGAAACGGTCAACACGATCCTTCTTCCGGTCAACCGCAGAAAAGCACCAGAGAATTTCGAAGCGCCGGAGGATGTAGCCCTGTTTCCCCCCTCTCTTGCGGCGGCTGCGGAATATCAGCGGAGAGCAAAGGAATCAGAGAAAAATGCATCCACACAGGCGGCAGACTCAGAAGCCTGGGCGCATGGCAGGGAAGATCATCCGGATCAGACACATGACAATGCAAAGTATTATGCAGATCAGGCAGCAAAGAGCGTCGCAGAAGTACCAGGAAAGACAGAACAAGCAAAGAAAGACATTGACAAGTACATCCGTCAGAAAGAGTCAGAACTGAAGGGCGAAACCGGCAATGTCTTTTTTGCGGCTTTCAAAGTCATAAACGGTCGGTTGAAGATGTACTCTGATCCGGCTGTGGACAAGGTATGCTTCCGGAGAGTAGGAAGCCGGTTAAAGTACAGACTGAAAATTTGAAAGGAGACAAAATGAGCAATACAGAAAACTCTTATTCAGAGACAGACCTGGGCAATGTATCTCCGAACCCCAGAGGGGAGTATGATCCAGAAACTTCATATGAATATCTTGATCTTGTAAACTACGAAGGAGGTTCCTATTTGTGCCTTGCAGGACAGGGAACGCCAGTAACCGGTATTGCGCCGGCGCACGGGAAAAACACAGACACATGGCAGTTACTGACACTTCCCGGAGATCTCACCCCGGAATACATCGCCATGCACGATGATGTAGTCAACAAGGCGACACAGGTAGAGGCATCCAGAGCGGCCGCAGAACTGGCACAGCAGGAAACAGAAGCGTCTCAGGCAGATGTACAGCAGTTACATTCTGACACCGTAGAAGCCGCACAGAAAGCCTCGGACAGCCGGGACAGCGCCGCAGGTTATGCCCAGGCCGCAGAAACATCCAGACAGGCCGCAGCGGAATCTGAACAGAATGTAAATGCCCAGATTACCGGGTTTGACACTCACGTGTCCGAGTCGGTCACCCAGGCACAGGAAGAAATTGCCGCCACAAGGCAGCAGGCGATCCGGGCTGTAGCGAGCCAGCAGGTTACATCCACACAGGCCGTAAAAGATCAGACAGCATCCTACATTACAGAAAAAGAAACATCTGCTAAGACAGAAATTGGAAACTACACTTCAGAGAAGGTCGCAGAGATCAATGATAAAGCATCTGAGGCAAACATAACACTGGCGAACACGATCGCAGATGGAACTTCTCTCAAAACACAGCTGGAAACAACCATTTCCACAGCAGACACAAGTAAGAAGAACTTAGATGCTTCCGACACGGCAGCAGGCAAAACCAAAACCGCCCTTGATATATCTAACACAACAGCGACTAAGACCAAAGCAGACCTGGACGCATCTAACACAACAGCATCAGAAGCTAAAACCGAATTAGACGCAACAAATAAGACTGCTGCCGATCTGGTTGTATCTCTGAGAGATAAGATCACAGAGGGTACTCGGGTGAAGACTGACATCCAGACCACAGGTGAAACAGCAATGAGTAACTTACAGGCAGAAGCTACAAAGCAGCAGGAGTACATAAAGACAAGCATTGATGACACCCTGTCAATTTCCGGAAAGGCGGCGGATGCAGCAGTCACAGGAAAAAAGATGGATTCACTAAAGGAAGATATAGGAAATAAAGCTCCTGCAATAATAAAAAAAGCATCAGGAAAAACTATCATTATAAATGATTCTTCGAACCTTCCAATAAAGATATTGTCTGGAACAGGAAAAATCATAATTACAGGGAAGAATATTCTTGATATAAAAAAAGGAGCTGAATTCACTCTATTCGAAGCAAAAGCTGGTACGCTATTTACACTTATCACCAACGGAGAATTGAGTGAAGGCGGGAATATCAAGTTTATAGGTGAAAATAATGAAGACGTATGGTTTGCTATCGATAAAGGGAAGACAAAAGCATCTGCAAAAATTGATGCAAATGTAAAAGGATATGTGAATTTGCTTGTACCAAAAGAGGGACTGAAATACTGTTTTTCTGTTGGGGAAAATGATGAATACGAAGAGTATGTGGAGCAAGTAATCACCGCCCCAGTTGATAGCGAGCAATTAAAGGTAATTCACACAAATTACCCTACAACCATACTGACATCAGAAAACAAAATATCTGTTGAGTATGTAGCGGATACGGAAGCATATATCGAAAAGAGAATTAAAGAAGAGAATCAATCCCTGCAAAAACAAATCCTCGAAATTCAAAACGCTTTAATTAGTCAGAAAATTTAGGACACGTCAATATCAATACAACTATGATCTATGCAAAAGTATCAGACGCGGATATCAAAATGTCACACATGAAATATGCAATTTAGAGAGCTGAAAAGCTCTCTTTTTTGAAAGGAGAAGACTATGAAAATCAGAGCAGAGCCGGAAGGCTCTTATTTTTATACAAAATTGCGCCGGCGCAACCGGAGAAAGAGTGGAATAGTGAAAGAAATACTTATCCAGACATATACTATTGTATTACCGGTACTCTTAGGCTACATCGTCTGGCTCCTGAAAAATCAGAAAAAAGACAGAGACGCTAACAGCAAAGGAACGATGCTTCTGCTTCGCGTCCAGCTCATAGAGTATCACGCAAAGTATACAGCCCTTGGAACCATCCCGTCATATGCTTATCAGAATTACTGCGAGATGTATGCAGCATATCACGAACTAGGCGGAAACGGCATGGTGACCAAAATGAAGCAGGAAATCGAAGAGCTACATATTAAAAGAAAAGGAGAATGATTATGGAACAGATTGTAAATTATGTAAAACCAGAACTCATCGTAGTAGCCATTGCCCTGTATTTTGTGGGA